CTGGCATCGTCCCAGATGCTGATGAGGGTGCATATCTTGGCACTGCATCATTACCATTCTCCCAGGCACATATTAGTCACATCAGAATTGCTAATGCTACCACTAGTAATACGATTGATACCTCAGAGGGTGGATTAATTCTCGACTCTAGCAGTGGAGAAACTACTATTGATGACAACTTGATTGTTAGTGGCACATCTACATTACAGAGCAACACTGCCATCACCGGAACATTAACAGTCACTGATGACATCACCGCATTCTTCTCATCTGATGAAAGATTAAAATTAGATATTACACCGATTAAAGAACCTCTTGCCAAGATTCGTTCAATCAGTGGTAATACATTCACCTGGATTGAGGGTGGTGTTCATGAAGGTGAAGATACGGGTGTTATCGCACAAGAAATTGCTGCTCTTGGACTTCCCGGACTCACTACTATTAGAGAGACTGGTTATATGGCAGTCAAATATGACAAACTCACTGCACTACTTATTGAAGCAGTTAAGGAATTATCAGCTAAGGTTGAAATTCTAGAGCAAAAATTATCAGATAAATAACTCCATGGAGATGCACAAGTAGATGGCAAATTATAGAAAGTCTTTTAATTTTCGTAATGGTGTTCAGGTTGATAACGACAACTTTATTGTAGATGCAAATGGACTGGTCGGAATTGGCACCTCTGTTCCTTCCGAGTTTCTTGATGTAAGAGGAACTGCGAAAGTTAGTGGTATTGTATCAACTGCGGACTTATTTGTCACTGAAGACGTATTTGTATCAGGTGCATCAACAGTAACAGTGTTAGATGCAACCAGTCTTAATGCAACTGGTATTGTAACAGCACAACAATTTATTGGTGATGGTAGTTTACTATCTGGTGTTGTTGCCGTCGCAAGAACTGGATGGTCTATTACTGATGCAGGAATATCCACAATAGCTAATGTTGGGGTAGGCACCACCAATCCCATATCATTATTACAAATTGGTGATGATCCAACATCGGCAACTTATGGTGTTGGTATTGATTCAACCGGACAAGGTAACTTCACAGGTATTGTAACTGCTGGTTCATTCAGAGCAACTGGTATTATAACTGGTTCAAGCATACTTGCATCTGGATTCTCTACATTCTTCTCCAGTGCTGAGATAAAGAATGATTTAAATGTTGGTGGTGCTGTAACCGCAACGAGTTTTGTTGGTGACATCACCGGAGAAGTTAATGCCGCGAAATTCGATACAAACTCTACAGGTATTGTAGTATCTGGTATTGCAACTTTCACCGATGATGCACAAATTACTGCTGGTGGATTAAATGTTACTGGTGTCACGACTTCAACAAGTTTTGTCGGTAATATCACTGGAGATGTAATTGGAGATGTAACTGGAGATATTACAGGTGATGTGACTGGTAATGTTACAGGATACCTGAGTGGTGTTGCACAGACAGCAGGTTTTGCATCAACTTCATTCGGACTTGATGGCACACCTGCTATTACAGTAGGAAATATTGTTGGTTCATCTGCAACTGTAACAGCACTGGTTGTTGATAATAAACTTGGTATTGGTTCTGATACTCCTGCATCTGATATTGAAATCAGAAAGACGACAAATGCAGCAATAGATGTTATTACATCCAGCAATACTTCTAGAATTAGTGTCGGACAATCTGTCGGAACAGGTAATAGTAGTGGTGTTTTAAGTTTCAACTCCGGAACACTGAGTCTCTCCAACTATGATTTTGGTGGAGTCAATATCAATCTCCATTCTGGATCTGGTGCCGGAACAACAGAAAGTTTCAAGGTTAGATATGACGATAATACTAAATTTGAGACCACATATGATGGTAAGGTAGGTGTTAATCGTCATGGTATTACATTAACACGAGAACTAGAAGTCGGTGGAAATACATTTATAAGTGGTTACGGACAGGTTGCAGGTATTCTTACCGTAGGACAAGGTGCTAATCAACTCACTCTTGGTGATGGTAGTGCTCTACCAATTTCTAGTAGTGCTGTTATTAGCGTAACCAGTGGTATTTCAACATTCAATGATCTTCTTGTTAGTCGCAATTTCCAAGTTGGAAGTGGCATCGGAACATTCTTAGGAAATACTTTTGTTGGTGGAAAGTTAGGAATTGGTACAGATAGTGTTGATGGATTCCCATCTGGAGGCGCTTTTGAGTCTGCAATTTTTGGAGATTCTTATGCATTTGGAAAAATTATTTCTGCAACACAACTTGGAATTGCCACTAGTACTGATGGTTCATTAATATCTGATCCAAGAACAATTCCATCTGCATTAGGACAAACTGTTCCTGATTTTGCAAATGGAAATTTCCAAACACAAAATGGTTTTGTCATGTTTGGTGGAAGTGGATTATTTGTTCCCACTGCTCCTATTATTGCGGCAGGATATGGAGCAACTAATCAAGGACTAGTTCCCACTGATGCAGGCGATAAAAAATATCTGACTAGAATCGGAATCAATACTTACTTTGCAAGATCTGTTCTTGATGTTGGTATGGCAAGCACCACGATGAACAGTTATGTCGTTATGCCTTCACTTAATAATGAAGAATTAGACATCGTTGCTAACCTCTGGTCCTCAAATGCTGGTGGTAATCAAAATGTAAATCCAGTTCAATCTGGATTTGGAACAGCAATTGCCAAGAAACTTCTTGCACCTGATGGTGTTCCTGGTGGTTCAGTCGTTTATAACAATGAATCTAGAAGACTTAATGTTAGCACAGGTGGCACAGTATTCTGTGGTGTTGCAACATTAACACAAAACCAATCTGGATATGATTCACTTGCAATTCCCACATTCAATAGCACCAAGAGAAACTTAATGAGTGGTTATGGCAACCTTCCCAAAGGTGCAATCATGTATAACACAACCACAAACAAACTTAACTTCTGGAATGGTTCTGCATGGGAGGCAGTAACAAGTTCAACGTAATAGCTTGACAGAATCATGAAAACCCTATAGACTACCTTTGTCCGGGTTGAAGAGGAAGCTTTAAGACACTATAGAAACCGGTTGCAAAACTGTCACACCACCTCCTAATCGGGGTGGTTTTCTGCTATAATATATTCATACCAAACAGGACAGCACTTGGTCACCCTTCGCCCACATCAGAATAAAGCACTGAATGCAATGCTGGCATATGACAAGGGTCAGGTCATCATCCCTACGGGTGGTGGTAAGACCATGTGTATGATACATGATATTATTGAGAATCAAAAGTATATTGATAATGGTTCTACTATTGTTGTTGTAGCACCTCGCATTCTTCTGGCAGAACAACTCTGCAAAGAGTTTCTTGAAGTGATTGATACTACTCACACTCATGTGATGCAGGTTCATAGTGGTGATGTTGAGTATTTCAGCACTACCAAAGCAGACACGATTCACTTGTTTACCAATACTGCACGGACTGCTGGTGAGAATGTCATCATCTTCACCACATATCACTCACTACATCGTCTTGTAGAGGCAGACATTGAAGTGAATACAATTTACTTTGATGAGGCACATAACTCAGTTCAACGCAATTTCTTTCCTGCAACTGAGTTCTTCAGTAGCGATTCTGATCGTTGCTATTTCTTCACTGCGACTCCTAAGCACTCGTTGTCTGTATTCAAACCAGGAATGAATGATCCTGAGGTTTATGGTCAGGTCATTTGTAATGTTCCTGCACCTCAACTTGTCAAAGAAGGTTATATCCTTCCTCCTAAGGTTGTGGTTCATCAACTACCTCAGGGTGATTTCAAACTATCTGATGATAAGAATCTGTTGAATACGATTGATGCAAACTCACTCAATAAGATTCTGATTGCAGCACGTTCTACCAAGCAGATTCTGCGTATGGTAAGTCAGTCTGATTTTTGTCAGCAATTACATGAGCGTGGATACAACTGGATGTATATTACATCTAAGACCGGTGCAATCATCAATGGTAAGAAAGTTTCCCGTGAGGAATTCTTCAAGACTTTGAATGCCTGGGGTCAGGATGATACTCGTTTTGTTGTCATGCACCACTCTATCTTATCTGAGGGTATTAATGTCAAGGGACTGGAGGCAGTCCTATTCATGCGGAACATGAACTACATTGGAATCAGTCAGTCTATCGGTCGTGTGATCCGTCTGGGTGGTGCTGAGAAGACCTTTGGACTGGTCTGCGTGCCAGTCTTTGATAAGGTGGGAATCAGCACTGCCAAGAGCGTTCAGGCAGTTGTTGACACCGTATTTGAGCAGGGCGAACCTGCCATCTCAGTGATCCGGAAGTAGAACTGTCACACCAGGAGCAGAACCCTGCTCCACTCTGCTATAATACAAAAGTAATCAGGGGAACATCCCATGAAGTGCAAAGTTCAACTCTATGTGTCTGGCACCGTCTTTGATGAGATTGTCATCGCACGGAACTATGAAGAAGCAAGAAAAACTGCACTTGCACGTAATCCTACGGCAACAGTTGTAAGTGTTACTGCCGTCTTCTAATGAGTGAATCAAAAGATTACCGAAAGTTCTATACTTGTCCCAATAAGGACATTTTAGAAAGCAAAGTTGGATATCCGAGTGGTTATGTAACTAAGGATGGTATGTGGGCAGCTGTTCCACTTGCAAAATCAAAAAAGTTTGTGATTATCAACAACGGATCAATTGTTCACACTTCAAAAAATTATCCATCTGCTGTTTCATACATAGAAAAAAATATGAAGAAAAAACGATGAAGGATCAAAACAGCATTAAAGATTGCGAAAGCAAACAGGAAAAGTGGAATCGTGGACTTGATATCTTTATTGAATCCGTAATTAAACCTGATGCATCTCTTCGTGATTGTGCTCGTAATCAAAAATGTTATCATGAACTGATGGATGTTCGCAATGATGTTTTGGATTATCTCAAAACAAAGAGATGGCAATAATATAACTAATAAAGAACTATAGTTAAAGTTATGGATCCTGAAGAAATTACTTTAAATACCACAAGCAGACAATTTACCTATGAAAAGATGTCTCGCGATCTTGATGGTTTAACTCCTGATGAACTGAGAGATATGTGTAAATGTTATATGAAACTTTACCTCAAACAACAAGAAGTTCTCAAGACTATATGACAGTAAGTACATCATCCTAGGCATAAATTTTTATTTCAGAAACTTGCAAATGTCAGCAATTCGTGATAAATATTAGGGAGAACTTCGGAGGAACGATGATCTGAAAATTTTATATTATGTCTTTTGCTTATCTAATACATGGAGGTTCATCATGCACAATCTAATATCGTTTAATCAATTAGCAGGTTTT